CATATATGGTGTATATGTAGTTATTATTTGGTACCACTATGTGCTTGTGTGATGTGTAATTTAAGCTAACCGTTTGTTACATGGGCATGATGATGTATAGGGCTGCTATTTAGTGATTTATTATATGGGTATTGTATTGCTTAAAATGACCAACAAAACAAAACAAAACAAAATTAATAATAATTATTTATGGATTAAAATATAATTTAAACTACCCGTATCCTTATAGGCTCTTTGTTATATTTTATGAAGTATTAAATAGTTTTAGGTAGAGTTAAAGACTGATGTATGATTAAAAATGGCTTGTTTACATGATTACCATCATTGATTTGAGAGTGTAAAATGATTGTACTACAATTTGTTTATTTATTATACACCTCTTGTGTTTTGGGGGAGCGTTAGGTAAGTTAATTTAAGGCACTTTAAATACTGAGTTTCAGTAAAATGTGTTATGGGAAAGAAGAAGGATGTTTGTCTTTTGGCCGTTTGCCTCTCATATTTATTTGGAGTATTTAAAGGCTAGTCGTCATGAAACTTATTTATGGATTTATATTTTGCTTTTCAGATTACTGGGGCATTTGTTAATACTTACGTATACGTTTGATATTGAGATATAATGAAAACTAACAGAGGTTAAATCGTAAACCCCTACCCTGATAACTTATGGCTTGTCAAAGTTTTTTTAATGGATTAAATTACGAAGAAAATTGCTTAAACGAAACGGTTATGATTTATGAAACATATTTTGGTTCTTTTACTTTTATTAGTGATTCTAAGTGGCGTCCTAAGATGTTTATTAAACATCTTAAAAGTTATGTCCTTTCTGAATTTGAAGATGGTAGAGAGAATCCTGAGTATGTTTTACGTGAACATTTATTTATAAGATTATCAACATTTATTAATAATTCTGAATATAGATTAAAGGCTTTAAATATGGCTTTTGCTATTATTCATTTTAATTTTGAAGATTTTTTAGATTTTGGGCAGGATTTTGTTTTACCTTTAAGTTTTTATAGTTGGTTTAAGGATTATGATAATAATTGTAATTTCAAGGATTCTTTAGATTTTGGAAGATGGTTATCATATAATTTAACTCGTTATACAAATGAAGATTTTAAACTATTATTGGGTGATTCATATTATTTACCCAAGATATTAGAATTAGCTGGGGATATTGAATTAAATCCTGGACCTGTTTTCAGTAAGCCTACATTTAATAGAGAATGTACGATAAATGTAGGAACTGAAGGTGTTAGTGATTGGTTTAATTTACCAACTTTCTTTTCATCATTATCTGACAATTTTGCAACGTTTGTAGAAAAGTTACCAGATAGAAATGATATAACTTCTTTTGCTATGCAGTTGTTTTCAAGAATGGAGCAAGTTTCTTCTTCTATTGTTAATTCTAGTTCAAATTTTTCTAGTGTTATGGAGAAAGGTTTTAATATTATGAAGGAAATGGTTACTAAATCGCTTGTAATTTTACTTTTTGTTATTTTTAAGTCTGCATTGACTGCAAATGGTTGTATTAATGTTATTGGTAAATTTTTATTTAACTATTTTAATTTTACGCCTATTATTTATAAGATGAAAAATTTAATATTTAAGAATTCTTCCAAGGTATCTACTGAGGGTTGTATTGATGATTTCTTTGATTTAGATGCAAAGATGTATTTACCTGTTGCTGGGACTGCTATATTTGTATTGTTGTTTTCTACTATGTTTAGAAGAGATGTTGAAAAGAAGGATATGAAATCTGTATTTACTGATGCATTCATTATGAATCGAGGTATTGATTCATTTGAAGGTCTTTTCGATAAAGCATTTTCTATTTGGGATATGATAACAAATAGATTATTACAAAAACAAATAGGGATGGAATTTCCATTAAATAAATACGAAGCATCTATTAAAGTAAATAAGTTTATGGCAGATTTAAAGAAGGTTTTTGATAGAGATTTTGATATGCTCGACTTTGACGATAAAAAACAATATCGGAGAGATGTTGCTGAATTGCATAAACAGTCAATTGATATTTTAGTTGCTGTAGATTCTATGGAACGTAAACGACAAGCAGGAGTTAGGCAAATGATAACTTTATTAAATCAAAAATATTCTCAAGTAATTAGCCAACCTTTAACAGGAAAGATGAGACTTCCAATGTATCCTTTATTACTGGCTGGTGGTAGTGGTGTAGGTAAAACCCGCCTTACACCTATATTACAGGCTATTTCTGCTAAAGTTATTGAAAAAGAACTTGGTGTTCCTGTATCACAGGATAATGTCGTTGCATTGAATATGGAAGCTGATCATGCTGATGGATATTTAGGACAATATATTGTTCTTTGTAATGATGTTTTTAAGAAGAAAAATTCAGAAACTAATCCAAATAATGAATTAGATTTCTTTATGAGTGCAATTGATCAGGCACCATATCCTTTAAAAATGGCTAATTTGGCAGAAAAGGGTATGTTTTTTACTAGTTTAGTTGGTTTGATATCTACTAATGTTGTTGATATAAAACAATATGCTGAAGCAAGTCAATCTTATACTTCTGCTATATGTACTAGATTAAAAAATAATTATAAGGTTACAATTATTCCTTGCTATAGAAAGTTTATTTCAGCAAGAGATAAGTCAATGCTGGAGAGAGATCAGAAACATTTTCAACATTCAGTAGATCCCTTAAGAGCTAGATATATAGTTTTTACAGAAAAATTTGATGAATATGGAATAAGAAAAATAAATCACGAAAATTTGTTAGATACTTATAGTGATGAGGAATTTGATAGAATGCCAAAAGAATTAATAAGAAATCAACCTGAAAATGCAATTAATACTCTTGTTTATAAGTTTCGTCGTTACAGATTGGATCCTTTTGAAGAATATGGTTCATGGATGTCATTTACTGAATTTGCAACAGAGTATGCTGAAAGTTTGTCACGGCATATCAAATCTGGGAGTATTACATTGCAAGAACAAGCAATATTTTATAATTTGAATTTGGAGGATATGTTATTAGGAACACGTGTAGAAACAGAAGGTTTATATTCTAATTTTGTTGATTGGATGTGGCCAAAACCACAGCCAAATGAATGTTCAGAAGTTGACGTTTTTCATGAATGTGAACCTCCAGAATTTAATTATGAATTTGAGGAATGTATAAGAACATTTTTAAGTGCATTTGCTTCCTATACTTGTTGGAGAGATTTTCATGAGTTGGATGATACTGCATATACTTCATTTAGTCATGGTGTTTATAGATTTGGTGATGAGTTTTTGCATGAGGCATTACGCCGTGCAAAAGAAATGATGGATAAAAGAAATCAACATTTTGAAAGAGAAATCTTTATGCATGGAACATTTTCTGAAAAATATGAAGTAATTAAAAACAAATTTTTACAGTCAAAAACTTTTATTTTATTGAAACAAATTGGTGTAATTTTGAGTGGCCTAGTTATGGTATATGGAGCTCATAAATTATTAAATTCTTTAATTGATAAGAAGATTGAAAGTACTAATCCTAATGCTTTACATGTTAAAAATATTGTAGTAGATAAGATATCAAAACGAACATGGTTAGAATGGTTTTCTGATTTAATGAAAGGTAGATTAAATACAATAAAATTAACTGATATTAAAGATATTGAATTAAGCTATTCAGATTTGGTCACATTATACGATATGTACGGAGTTGTTGTAACTTCGGAAACTAGTTCACCTGGTGGAAAGTCTCAACAAAGACATCGTTTATTAAGATTACGAGTACCAACTCAAGTAGCAATGGAATTAGTTGAGAATATTAAGAATGTTCATTTAATTGAGGACGGAGTTGAATTTGAAGAAAATAAAATTAGTGCTGTAATGGTGCAAACTGAGGCTTTAATGTCTCAATTAACAGAAACAATGGTTGATCATATAATCCCTTCTAGTCAATGGTATATGAGTTGTGGTGATTATGGAATAGGCAATGCTGTCTTTTTAGATGCAGAGCATATTCTTGTACCTTATCACTATACTGAAACATTGAATTCTCTTAAGAATCAAAGCAAAATTAATGATAATACAAAAGTTCAATTTCATCGAGGTCATACATTAAGAGAAAAAAATTCATGGCTCGACTATAAATAAAGAAATAATTACAGAAGTTAGATTTTTAAGTAATTTTAAAAGAATTGAAAGTGGATTACCATCAAACCCAAATAAAAAATTCCAAAAAGATGCAGTAATAATAACATTGCCATCTCAATATAGAAGTGGAACAACTTGTAGAGATATTAAGAGTAAATTTATAAGGCGTAAAGAGATGAGTAGATTATCTGCAATTCAATGTCAAGGTAATATGTTTAATTGGCGAATGCATGAAGGTCAAATATTTGATAATAATTCAACTTTAACTGATATAACTCCTATTAATATAATGAGAGAATGTGAAGCAATGGCTCTAACTGAAGTGCAACCTCATACCTTTGAGGATGGAACAAAAGGAGAAATTTCTATAATTTTAACTGCACGTTATGAATATTCAATTAATTCTAGAAAAGGTGACTGTGGTTCATTATTGTATATTTCAGATAATCAATTACCAAATGGTTTGGTAGGGATTCATGTTTCAAAAGCAATGATACCTGGTAAATCTTGTTCTGTACCAATATGTTATGAAGATATACTTGAAACTCTTGAGATGAAAGTAGAAACACTTGGCATAATTCCTTTAGTGGAATTAAGTAAAGAGGATTTGTATGCACCTGATCGGGTAGCTCCTGAATATCCTTATGAAATACAAGGGAAAATTATAGATGAAAAATATACTGTTTATCAACCTACTAAGTCTTCTTGGAGACATTCGCCTTTAGGTGAACATTTAGAAGATTTAAAATTTAAGTATAAAGGAAAAGGTAAAGAATATACAATTGATTTTCATATGGATACAGCAGTATTGCGACCATTTGTAAATAATTCAATTGAATATTCCGTAAAGAATGGTAAAATACATAAAGGCAACATTAAATTAAGTGAAGAACAATGGGAAGAGTTTAATAATAGTGGAGCAAAATTCGTATCACCTATGTTACAAGGTCTCAAAAAGGCTCAGCGAGAAGTACCATATTTTAATCCTGTTTTAGTTAATAGAATAACAGAATATTTAATTAAAAAATTGGCTACTGGAGGTAAATCTGGTTATTGTGACTTGTCAAAATATTTGAGCTCAATAACTAATTCAGAAATGAATAGTTATAATATTGAAAGAGAATATTTGGACGATTTGGTTATACGTATGATGAAATTTTGCTCTCATAATAGTGTTGAAAAATACTTTAATAATAAAACTGATTCACTTTTTAATGTTATGAAAAATGTGTGTGATATCATTGTTGAACCTTGTGAAAAGTATGGAAAACTATCTGTATATTATTTAGATTTAGCAAAAGAAATGCGTAAAAGCGATTTTATTGCAGCATGGCCAGCAATTACAAGTATGATGTTTTCCCAAGCAAATTTTGTAAATAAACCTGTAAAGAAAATTTTTGATATAAGAACGGCAATCAAGGGGATTGATGGGAATAGAGCTTGTAAATCAATGAATGCTAAATCATCACCTGGATATGGAGGTCTTCTTAATGGGGGAATTCCATATATGAACCGAGGATTTCCTTTTGGAAAGAAATGTTGGTTTGGGGAAGACTATTTGCTGAATGAAACAGAAATTGATATTACTGTAAATGGTAAAGTTGTTTGCACAAAAGAACAAGTTCGTGAAAATTTTAATGGTTTAAAAGAAGATGTTGAAAAAATTCTTGAAATTGCAAAAGTTGAAAGACCATCAATAATATTTGTTGCTAGTTTAAAAGATGAAAAAAGATCTTTTGAAAAGTGTTTACAAGGAAAAACACGTGTCTTCTTTCAATGTGATATGTCAACATGTATTGCTTCAAAAATGTTATGTGGTCCAATTTGGTCATGGTATATCTTAAATAATATTGAAAATCAGTTGTGTATTGGAATAAATCCATATGGTATAGATTGGGAAAGAATTGCGGAAAAAGTAACTAGATTTGGGAAAAAGTGTATAGTTGCTGGAGATTATGCCGCATTTGATCAATCTCAAGGAATGCAGAATATGATTTATGTTGATGCAATTGACGAAGGTGTTGCAATACGAGGCGATATAACGGATGAGGAACAAATAACTCAGATGAGACACCTACAAAATGGTATATCAAAGAAAAGAATTATTGCTAACAATATCGAAGTTACGATTGATCAAATTGTTGAAAGTGGTGGACCTAAGACTTGCATTAAGGATTGTTTATTAAATCTTATTAATATGTATTATCTGTATAGTCTTTTGTTTGATAATTGTGGGACTGTAAATGATGAACTTCAATTGAAAATTAATAATGCTCTAGGAATAGTTGCAAATTTTGAAAATTATAAATCTTCTGAGGAATTTAAATTATTGCCATTTTTAACTAGAAAACATATTGAAATTGTTAATACTGTGCAAATTCCTAAAGTTAGTTTGATAGATTCAGTTGACTATATTGAAATTCAAGTCTGTGGGGATGACCACTTATTAGCTGTAGCACAAGAATTGCAACCTTGGTTTAATCAGAGAACAATTTCTGCACTTATGAAAATTATTGGAATGGATTATACTGATGAAACAAAAACAGGCGTAATGCCACCAGATCTAAGATCTATAGAGGAAGTAACTTTTTTGAAAAGAAAATTTAAAAAGTTTAATAATCATGGAAGAAAATGGATCGCCCCTTTGGATATTGATGTTGTGAAGGAAATACCACTGTGGCGAACAAACAATCAAAGTATAGAAGCTCCAGAAGCTTTATACGATAATATGAAGACTGCTTTACGTGAAATGGCGTTACATGGGAGAACTGAATATAATGACATGAAAAAATTCTTTGAATTTTCATGGAGTGAATTGTATCCTAAGAAAGAAATTCACTTTGAATCATATGAAGTTTCTCTTTATGAAACATTGAATTCGGAATCTGATCTTGAATTTTGACTAAATTTAGTATTAAGTTTAATATTTGCATTATGCCTTTTAATTATAAATTATAAAAGGAGACAAGTACGAGTACTATGCATCTTAGAAGTTAACTGTAATGAGCGAACGCTTCGGCTAATAGCTAACATAAAAATGAATAAAAATATACAATCTAATTTTAAGCAACAAGAAATTGTTAAATATTACTTACAAGGTATTTATAATAAATCAGAAATTTTTAAAGACCAACAAGAAACTCCATTTGCTGATGAATTGACACTTGATGATTCATCACATAGCATTACAAGTTTTTTACGTAGACCTATAGATATATATAATTTTAAGTGGTCTATAAATAATCCCGTTAATAGTGAATTAATCCCTGGTGGTTTAAAGTTTCCTGATGTTTTATTGAAATCTCAATCAGTAAAAGATAAGTTAAGAAATTTTGTTGGTATGAAGGGTAGATTAATGCTTCGTATAAAATTGAATCCACAACCATATCAACAGGGTGTTCTTTTGGCTTATTATATTCCTAACGCCCAAAAAATTTCTCAAAAAGTTGAAATGATTCAGGCTTCTTTATCCGGAAAAACTGGTTGTCCTGGTAATGTTGAAATTGATGCGCAAGGAGGTACAATGTATGATATTGAGATTCCTTACGTTTCTGAATTTAATTATTATAATCTTTTAACTGGACAAGGTTCTTATGGAAATTTTTATTTTACTCCATATTTACAATTGCGTTCTAAAACTGCTAACGACTTTATAAATGTGACTATACAAGCATATTGGGTTGATCCTCAACCACAATTTACAACTGGTGTTGATTTAAATGTACCAACTGAAGGTGAAGAAGAACAACTGCATAATAATACTTTAGATACTGGTGGAGTTACACATGTTTTAAAAACAGAGTTAATCGATACTTTACAAACTGGACAAATAAAACCATCTACTGTTTTAAAAACTGGAGCAAATCTATTACAACTTGCAGGATATCAAAAACCTAATATTGAGACAGGTATTCAACAATCTCATTTACAAACTAATAAATTTATGGCAAATTATAATGGAGAACAATTTTCTCATTCTCTTGCTTTAAGTTCAACTAATAAGTTGGAACATCCTCCTCGCCCAACTTCTACAGAGGATGATGAAATGAATTTGAGAAGTATTTGGATGAAGTCTACATTTTATAAATCATTTACCTGGTCTACTACTAATGCAAAAGGTGATATTTTATATCATGACGAAATCTATCCTGCTAAGTTTGCTCCTTCTGAAACATCTAATGTTCTGAATTCCACCTTTTTAGGTTATGCTACAGCTCCTTTTACACAATGGAAGGGTTCAATTGTTGTTCAAGGACGATTGGCAAAAACGCAATATCACTCTGGTTCTATAAGGATTTCGTGGGTTCCCGGTTTATATGATAATGACTTTAATGCGAACGTTATTAATTCTCCAAATTTTAATATGAACATGAACTATTCTGAGATAATTGATATAAAAGAAAATAATGAATTTACTTTTGTTGTACCCTATACTTCAACAGCACCAGCTTTATGGAATGTTAATCCACACTCTAAACAAGCTGATAACATAGCAAAACACAATTGGTGTTGTGGCTCTATTGTAATTGATGTGTTCACTGATCTTGTAGCAAATGAAACTATTGTTGTCCCAACAATTGACATTGCTATTAGAGTTTCTGGTGGATCAGATCTTGAAATGATGGGAGCTACTGCACCGAATATATTTCCTTATTCCCCTGTTGTTCAAACCGAAGGAGTTAGTGGAGACGAAATGGGCGAACGTTCTCAGGAAGATCAAGAAATTCTCAAGCCTATCACTGGTCGTCTTAAAAATTCTTTTCTTACTTCCGCTTTGTTGACAGGTGAATGTGTGACTTCCGTTAAAAATTTTCTTGGTAGACAAGCACTGTATGCGAAAATTGATAATAGTACTACAACTAGTACTATAAAAATTTCTCCATATGATTTTCAGCGACCTTTATCTGCATTGTCTGAAAATATTACTAATTTTGATTTTTTAGATTATTTTTCCTTTATCTATGGATGGTATGCTGGAGGTGTTAATCTTTCAATTTATAATTTAAGTAATACTATAGTTAGGTATTATGAAGTTAGAAGTTTACCTGGCTTGAATTCTTATTATCCTTCTACATTTGAGCGTGCTAGAGCATTGACTACTGCTGAACAAACTAGTTATGATAATACATTGGCACAACTTCCTTTACCGACTCAAGTTGTTAAATCTGATTTAGAAGGTATGGTTCATATCATGGTACCATATTATAATAGAGTTCAAATAACTCCTGCTTTAACTAAGCAACAAACTTTAAATCTAACGGAAGAAGGTTCATATCCAACCCCAATTTTATATGTGAAAGCTGCAAACGTTTTCCCAAATACAAAAATTTATAGAGCAGCAACTGATTCATTTCAATTTTATTATTTATTAGGACCCCCTCAAGTAGTTTTATTATCTGGTTCTGCACAATTAACTCCTTTTATATATCCTGATGTTCTTATGAAACGTCAAAAACAAGCGGTTTGTGATGTAGGGAGCGGTACTTTAAAAGTTTCCCCATTTTTTCAAAATAATCAAATTGATTTTGTAGGTCAACAAACTTTAACTTTAGCTCCTGATACACAATTTTTAACACGTTATCAAACTACAAGTAGTGATCCTTGGTCTTTTATGATTTGTCCAGGTGGTGATACTTATAATTTTACTTTATCTGGTGGAGATATGCGTATTACAAAATCTGGAATTTCTTTATATGCATGGGATTTATTAAATGGTAGTGTATCAATTTTGAACTCAATTGGATCTAGTAGTGCATTTTATCGATTAGTTTCAGTTGATTCATCAAACTCTGAACCAATAAAAAGGTCTACAATTTCTTCTGTAACTCTTTCTTATAATCATTCCAATGCAACAATTCCTGGAATTAATGGTGGTTCAACAATTACATACAATACAGATGTTGTAGTTAATGATGATATTCTTGTTTATAATACAAGCTTAATTATAATTCCTAAAGGTTCTTTTCTTAGAATTAGTATGGATAATACGGCTCTTGCTTGTATATATGGAGGATCTGTATACTATTTTGTTGGATCATTTGGTGATGATATCAAGTATACGGCAGGGCTGTTTCCTAATCCATATGTATTGAATGATCCGATATAAAATGTCCCGTGTTCACGGTTATAATATGAAACATCCTAGCTTCCGGTTATAATAGAAGTAATTTAACGTTAATGATAAAACGTGCCCTTACCTAGTATGTGTGCTTAAAATCATTCAGTAGTTTTCACTGTAATGAAAACAGTTATATAAAGTATAAAAATAAAAGTAATTTTTCAGAAAAAACAATTACTTCAAGTCTAGAATTTTAATATTATTTGTCTTATAAATCTTGTAATTTTTCACGCTTTGTTATTAAATTTTATACCCAACACGCGGG